TATCATCTGATTGTACTTTAGCTGTGCCATCACCGTTGCTCTCAAGAAGATTACCTTTAGCACAAGCACCTGTTACTCTGACAGAGCCAATGCCCAGAGCTGTAACTATAAGTTTGTCTTGGGCTGTAAATTCAGCAACTACTCCATACACACAAGCGTCACCAACGGCATCAGATATTTTTACTTTTGCGTGGTCTAATCTATTTTGACCTGCTTTTGGAGAAGGCTCTATAGTTGAGCCAATCCCGTTTTGTGTTTGCGGATAAACGTCAAGCTCATCTATTGTACTTACAACTGTTCCACGTTCTGTATCCGTAGGAATACCTGAACTTTCGTGCCTTCCTGAAAAACCGTTTAAAGTAACAGTACTTCCAGACACAGATATAGAACCTTCAGCAGCTGCTGCGGATCTGAATTCAACTAAAACTCCATCATTGCTACGATTTACATATACAGCAGTCATAGCTGTTGAGCTAAACTGTGCAACTCCCTCGTTCCCAGTACCATAAAAAACAGTACCCTCAGTTCCTATCCCTGTTGTGGTAGTGCCTATATAAACATTCCCTGCTTGGTCAATCCTCATGCTTTCTGTAATAGAGGATGCACCATCAGCAGTATTAGAAAAAACTATAGCAGTAGGCATATCATTACCACCTGGAGTGCCAGATACTTCAGCATGTATTTGAGCACCTTCTGTAGTCATATCAGTGCCATCAGCAGCTTGCCAAGTTATTCTACCTAACTGGTCATTGTCAGCTAAAATTGTAAACGAACCTTGAGATGTTCCTTTTGAATGGTTTAGAGCAAGTACTGACCCACCTGCTGAATTCCTATAAGAGTTTGCCTCTATAATAGCAGAATTGCCTTCTTTAACTACGATAAATTGCCCAGTAGCTACAGCAGTAGGGTCAGCACCAATACCAACTCTATCATTACCACCATTAACAACCAGCATATTAGCATTGCCATTTGATTCAACACGGAAGTCTAGGTCGGCACTTGATTCATTAATAGTAACAGCTTGACCGTCTAAAGCTGATTTTGAAAGAACTCTTGCTCTACTCATTTACTTCTCCTTTAACTTATTTATTAAGATGGTTTCGTAGGCATATCTACATTTGGAAACCCATCTGCTGCAGGTAAGTCACGTAATGCTTGACGGTATGTTTTCCACGCATCTGACATAGTAACATCTGCACCTGCCATCCAATCTGATTTGCCTAGTCGACGATTTCTGTCTTGTCTCATCATAACTATTTTAGTTTTATTACGTTCACCGTTTTTTATATAAGCAGCTTTTTTAGCATCTTGTACTTCCTGTTCCGCATCAGTTAGCTCAATCATTTCACTGTTTATACATTTATACTGATTTGCCATTTTATTTACTCCTTACGATTTATTATAGCCAATTAAAGTAAGCCTAGTGTTTGCTGCAAAATTTCCACCATCTACTCTTTCCATGCTAATGCCACCTACTGTTACGTCTGTTTTAGCCATTGATTCATAATGAAAAGTTATAATCTCCGTTTCAATGTCGCTTCTGGAGAAAAGTATTACTTCCGCTACAAAAATTCTATTAGGGTTTTTAGGATTCATTATTTTCATATAGTTGTGACCTATAGGACTAAGGTCTGACCCTGTGTTAGCACTAGCAGATGTAAAGTTAGCACAGTGCATACCAGTAGTCTGTGTCCTCCATTCATTTTGGTCCTGTCTACTAGTACCACCACCATCGCCATCATTGTCAGTTCCAAAATTTACAACTTGATAATTGGCATCTGTGAATTTAGTTCCGTTATCAGCCGTTGCATAAAATTCAACCTCTTCTACAGCATTGCCATCATTGACTGAAATTAAATCAAACTCTAAATGGTAAACGTCAAATGTTGTAGAAAAACCTGTAACAGTAACAGCAGCAGCAGCACTTCCCAAAATAGTACTAGCAACCATAGTCGTAGCACCCCCTGCTGCAGCTTCAAAAGCTACTCCACTACCAGTAGATGTAAGCACCTGACCGTCTGAGCCTTGAGCACCATTAATTTTAAAGTTTTCTGCATCAACTAATCCTGCAAAAGCATTTTTGTATTTTAAACTAGCTGTGCCTAAGTCAATATCGTTATCTGTTACTGGATTTATTGCCCCATCTGCCATAGTAAATTGAGAAGTACCCCCTGCACTAAATGCCATAGTGTCTGCTGCGCTAAAGAGTAGTCCTGTATTAGTATCGCCTATATTGCTCAGTGCAGGTGCTCCTACTGTGCCATCTGCAACAGTAACCTGCCCCGCCACGCTAAGGCGACCATTTACATTACCGTCAAACACGCTAAACACATCGTACACTACCACCTCAACTATATCATTAGCTAACATTGCAGTTATAGAACCAATCGTGTTGGCTGTGCTAGTTACATAGTCTGTCCCTGCTACAAGTGATACACCATTGAGTGACACATCTACAAACTCACCGTCACTAAATATCAGTGTGTTACCGTTAGCGTCACTGCCAGATACAGATGTATCAGCTGCCGAGGCAGTGTAGTAATATCTAGCTCTCACTGCTTGAGTAGGTGACTTTCCTAAATATGGCATTTATATTTCTCCTTTAACTTATTTATTAAGATGGTTTTGTTCCCCAATCAATAGTACCTTTTGGAAACCCCGATTGACTTGGAATGTCTCTTAAATGTTTCCTATAAGCTTTCCATTCATCTGATATAGTAATGTCAGAACTAGCTCTCCAATCAGAACGATGTAAAAAACTGTCACGTTTTTCTCTTATCATGTTTGCTTCAAAAGTACCATCCACATAATTGTCTTTACGTTTAGTTACTTTGGCTTTTTCTGTGTCGTTCATTTCAACCATAACGCCATTTATGCAATTGTATAATTTAGCCATTTTTTATTTCCTTTCCTTAAGCCCTTGCAAAGGCTATTAATTGAAGGCTAGACCCTGTTTTAAAATTACCACCGCCATTTAGAAAAAATTTTAATCCGCCAATATCTTTATTCATGTCATCAAATAGATAAGCTGCAGTAACATAGTCTGTATTAGGGTAAGCAGCGCAGTTATTTATTGCAGAAAAACTGCAGTTATCATTTTTAGGATTGCAGATAATCATATGTCCACTTCCTAAAAGACCATTATCATCATTTGCTCTTGTACCTGCTTGGAGGTCGCTTCTGTTTGAGTGAAATCTAGCTTGGTTATTGGAGAATGGGTCTGAATCTGCGTCCTTTTGCGCCACGTTATTATAAAGACTAACTTCATAAGCAGTGCCATCATCTTCTGTAACGTGGAATTCAACAGCGTCACCGCTACCATCGTGTATCCAATTATAGTATAATATGTACATGTCATGGGATGTAGAAAAACCTGTAACAGTCATTGCAGCAGCAGCACTTCCCAAAATTACACTAGCTATTAGGGTAGTAGCACCACTTGAAGGTATAGCTTCCCAAGCTACTCCACTGCCTGTAGATGTAAGCACTTGTCCATCAGTACCTTGACCACCATTAACCTTAAAATTTTCACCATCAACTACTTCTGCATCAATTAGTGGTGATGTAACTTTAGTTGGTGTGTGAGGACCACTACTAAATGTGGTAGCATCTCTTCCTACATAGGGCATATTATGTTATCTCCATAATTGAAAGTGTACCACTCAATTTGTCAGCTATAGAGCAGTCTATTTTTACAACATCTGTTGTTTCTAACACGACTTTATTTCCTGCCATTAGTTCTAGTGAGCCACCCACAGGTATGGGTGCAGCTTTAATAATTACACTTGTTCCATTAGCTGCGTTATTTGCTACTGCTCTATTGGCTGTGTCACTAACCAAAGTAACGGTAGCGGTTACGGCTGCAGTATGTATGTTTGTTAGTATTAACCCCAGTATAACTGTTGTTGTACCTGATGCTGCAGTGTACATTACATACGGTGTTCCTGCAGCGTTTGGTTCTGCTGCAAAATTTACTACTTTAAATGTGTTTGCCATTTGATTCTCCTATTATCCTAATGCTATGGCTAACGCTGTAGCCTCTTCTTGTATGAGTGGTGTTAAATATGTTTTTAATGATGCCAGTGTTTCTTGCACCATAGTTCCGTTATCATTTACTATAAGTCTATCTGCGTCTACGAGTGTGCCACCTGTAGCACTTGTACCGCCATCTAGTATATTAAACTCTGCTGCTGTGGCATTTAATGCTGCACCTGCAATTGCTAAACTTGTAGCATTAACTACACCACCCGAACTGTATATAACAGCTTTACTGTTTACTATTGTACCAGCACTTGCGCCATCTGTCAAGTTTAATTCTGCACCTGTTGCAGTTATTGCTGTACTTGCGTAGTTTAAGTTACCTGCAGCTATGTTAACTTCACCTGTACCTTTAGGTGATATGTCAATATCTATGTTGCTGTCACTGCTTCCTGCTGCTCCAATAACAACTGAAGCACCATTAGCTGAGTTAGTAATCTCTAGTGAGTTAGTAGCTGAACTAGCTGTTTGAAATATTATTATTTCATTACCGTTAGCATCTGCTATAAATCCACCATCTACAATCTTAGGTGTAGTCAATACAGGAGAAGTAAGTGTTTTATTTGTTAGTGTCTTAGTTGTAGCTGAAAGGTAAGTATCAAATGTGTCAATGTTAGTTTGACGCATTGTACCGCCATCATTTGTAAGTAGTCCATCTCCAGATGCTACAGTTGTAGTTCCTACTGTGCTACCACCATCAAGCAAGTTAAACTCTGCTGCAGTAGCAGACAAAGCTGTTCCTGCAATAGCAAAACTTGTAGCATTTACTACTCCACCTGAACTGTAAATAACACCCTTGCTGTTTACAATTGTACCTGCACTTGAGCCATCTGTTAAGTTTAATTCAGCAGTTGTAGAAGTAACACCATCAAGCAAGTTAAACTCTGCTGCAGTAGCAGTAAGTGCTGCACCCGCAATGGCTAGGCTTGTAGCATTAACAACCCCACCTGAACTGTAAATAACACCCTTACTATTTACGATTGTACCTGCACTTGCTCCATCTAGTACATTAAGTTCTGCACCTGTAGCTGTTAGTCCAGTTACGTTATTGGCTGTGGCACTAACGGAATCTACGTAGGCTTTTACAGACTGCTGTGTAGGCACAAGTGTAGCACTGTTAGATGACATATTGTCTTCATCTACAAATGCTGTAACTGTTATAGTACCGTCAGCTAAATTACCAAAGTTAATTGTGCCTGTTGTTGTAATAGCACTAGAGCCAGTATCTATAGTTCCAAAGCCACTAGTTATACTACCCGCATTTAAAGCACCGACAGTTGTTACATTGCTTAACGTATCTAACGATGTTTCCATGTAGGTTTCTAGGTCAGTAAGAGCTACCTGAACCATTGTACCATTATCATTAACTACGAATCTGTCTGCGTCTGCTAGTGTAGTAGAAGTTGCGGATGTATCACCGTCTAAAATACTTAATTCAGCAGGAGTAGACGTAATTGCTGTATTACTTGCTGCTGCTAATAAAGGTAACGTACCACTTTGATTGGGTAGATTAATTGTTCTAGTTGCTGTAGGGTCAACTATACTCAGTGTAGTTTTATGAGCATCATCAGTAGCACCCTCAAATATAAATGCGTTCTGTACATCTATAGATTGTGAGGACACAGTAGTTGTTGTACCTGTTACTGTTAGATTGCCACCTACTACCACATTTCCTGTAGCAGTTAAATCGTTTATACCAGTATAATTTTTACTTGAATCTAAAATTACTGCCTTACTCGCTATAGCTGTACCTACTGCAGTACTTCCAAGGTCTAGGGCATTAAGTTCACCTACAACTGCTGTAATACCATTAAGTGTATTTATTTCTCCTGCATCTGCTGTAACGGCTGTTGAGCCTAGTGTAAACTGTCCATCAGGAACTATAAGTCCTGCACCACCACTAAAAATTAAATCATCTGCTGATGTATCCCAAATCATAAATGCACTGGCTGTGTCACCAAAGAACTTAGTGTCATACCCTTGTCCATCTACACCTGAAGTAAATGTAGCATCTATCTGTACTGCACCATCAATGTCCACAACGTCTAAGTTAGTTGTACCGTCCACATCTATAGCACCAGAGATGTCTAACGCTGTACCTATTAG